AAGATGATTTGATGGATGGCATTTGATACATACACTAGGAGATAATACAAATGGCTGATGATATTTATGTTGGAACCCCAAGGAACGGTCGAAGACGTTTTTCAAACCCGACAAGTGTAAAAACTTTTGGCACTGGAAGTGCCAGCGTGGGAACGACTTCGGCTGCCATCCTTGGAAACTTTGAACTAAACTCTGGTGTAAGAATCAAGGCAAACCCCGGAAACACACAAGAAATCTTTTTGTGTGAGAACACCAGTGGGACCACTCAAACTGGATTTCCAATTGGTCCAGACGAAGAAGTTTTTATTGATGTTGATGAACTAAACAAAGTTTTTCTCGTCGCTGAAAACACAGGTATGACCGCAAGATACTTGGCTTCCTGATGAAAACCTCCTCGATCAAAAAGTACACATCTCAAACGAGATCAATCGGAAGTAAACTATGGACTCCGAGATTTTTACCTTATCTGATCGCATGGTATAGTTTTAGACAGTACAAAGATCAAACTGGAAATCCAGAATTCTGTTACGATTTTTCAGGAAAAAATTTGGGGGTCACTTTTCGCCAACCGACTCTAAACAATAGACCTGCGATTGGTGGACCATCTAGTGACGTTTTTCCAAACAGCAAACACCTGACATTTACAGGTGTGTTCTCTGAGAGATTTCTGCTCGACTCAACACCAACAGACGCACTTGACATCAAGACAGGTGACTTCATCTTTTGTTGTGGGATTCATGCGGGAACTGTATCAACAAACAACACGATCATTTCTCTGCAAAGAGAAAATAACGATGAGGAGATTCGAATATTTCTAAGCAACACTGGTGTTTTGACTGCAAAGTTTGGTGATGGAGATGTCGCAGTTGCGTCCGAGGTTGACGATGGAAATCCCCATGTTGTAACTGTGACCAGAATCAATGGAAAACTTCAAGCATTTGTTGATGGAGTTGGTGGCACGGAAAAAGACAACACCGTTGACATTGACAATGATGTAAATATGGTTTTAGGTGCATTGAATAGTTCTGGAGGACAGGAATTCAATGGAGACATTGCAGAAGTTTGTATTGGTGGAACAAGAAAATTGGGAGCAATCAAAACAAAAGATCGCATACGACTTGAGGGATTTGTTGCGAATCGTCTTGGCATTTCAAGTGTTTTGTCTGACACTCATAACTACAAAGTAGCACCCCCAAAGAAATGACTTGACACAATCAAAATCGGCATTACAATCTGAGTGTCATGAAGAAATTTACCCATATCCCCCCTCCAAAAGATATTCAAGAATTGAAAACCATCCAAGAGGATGACAGTCGATTCTATCTTGCCCCCGGTGAAAAACGATACCCATCGGTGACCACTGTTGTCGGCTATGAGAAACAAAAGTTTTTCGCCAAGTGGCGACGAGAGAATCCCGAGGAAGCCAAGCGAACCAGTGACCGTGGAAATGTTCTTCATGAAGCATGTGAAAATTATCTAAACAATGAACCAGTTCGTGAGATGGAACAAAACGAAAAAATGCTTTTTGCAAACATGCGACGAAGTATTGATCGCATTGACAACGTTCGGGCCTTGGAGGTTCCCCTGTGGAGTCATACACTGAGACTGGCTGGACGGGTTGACTGCGTGGGAGAGTTTGACGGAAAGTTGAGCATCATCGACTTCAAAGGTTCGACCCGTCGTAAGTCACCATCAAACATCACAAACTACTTCTGCCAAGCCACAGCCTACTCAATCATGTGGCAGGAGATGATGGAAGAAGAGATTCAACAAATTGTGATTTTGATTTCGTCAGAAGACGGAGCCAATCAAGTCTTTGTGAAAAAGCCAATTGACTATGTGGGTGAACTCAAGCGATCAATTGATCTCTATGAAAATGACATGCTCAGAAAGAAAAACCTCTCGTCATCCCCGAATTTATTTTTGGGGTGAACTTGATGTCGATCTTGGGCTTGAGTGTTCCCGAACCATACATTTCAAAACCATGACCATCCACTCCACCCGGAATCGGATTTGCGGCTTTTGCAGCACTTATTTCCAGACCTCCGGATGAAATTCCATCTGTGGTGAACTCACTTCCGGTTGGTCGAAGAAGGAATCGAAGTTTTCCGGCTTGATTCGCAAGTGCGTCCTCCACATGATCTTTGATGTCAAAGACGATTAGATCATTTTTGTTGAGATCTTGGTCTACGAGAGTGACTGTTCGAATGTCGGCATCAACATCGGGCGTGATTGAACCAGCAAAAGTACCAAACGAAGTGAATCCACCGGATCCTGTGAATCCAGTCAAACCAAAACTATTCCCAAAGCCATAGTCGTTTCGACTTCGAATGACTTCAAACTTTCTTCCAATTGTTTTGACCTTTCCTTGGGTTGACAAAGAATTATTATTCAATCCATGATACTGCTGCCTTGGTGCGAATTGATCCTTCACAGGAATTTTCAAGAACGCACTCACAACTCTGTCTCCAGTTGTCATGCCTTGAGATCCGTCAAAGCGAGTTGCACTTCTCGTCAGATCAAAGAAGAAATGCTTTTGTGTGAAAAAGTTTTTGTATCCTCTTGTGGTTCCGGCAGCATCGACAAGTGATTGCAAAGTTTGTTCCGTGAATCCAGTCACACCATCAAAATTTGCATAACTGATTCCTTTGAGACTTTCAACTTTGTTGATCGTTGAGAAATTATTTTTGAGAAAAGAAATGGCATTTCCAATACCCTCACTTGTGATTGTAAAGGTTGTTCTTTTCAATTGCAAAATTGCCTCAGCATCATTCAGTGAAGAATCGTTTCGAGGTGGTTTTTGAATGTCCCTTTCACCTCTTTTTGATTCAAACTCTGCTGAAAATGTGATTCCTTGTAGAAGTCGTGCAGACTGAAAGAATGGAGTGCCGTAGATTCTATTTTGACCTAACCGACCTAAAGCACCAGAGGCTAACCCTACAACACCTTGGAATCCCTGAGTGTCTGACCAAATATCATCACTGTCATCTGAATCAGTGTCATCATCCACGTTCCCGGGATTCGTGATGATTACATTGCCCTCGCATATTGGGGAGATGATCTCCGGACCTATAGGACAAGACGGAGTGTCGGGATTTGGGTTACTATTGTCACCGTTGTCACCATCATCGCCGTGCAGATCAGTATGAAAATTTACCAAGTCCGTACTCCTTACAAACTGACCACGATCAAGAGCCGAACTTGCATGGTTCAACTTGTGTCTCATTACGAGGCCTGAAAACTCATGATTGCGTTGCCATCACCATCAATCGTGATTGATGTTGCACGGATGGTATTGATGTTCGAGACTTCAAGGAAAACCTCTTCGCCGGGATACAACAAATATTTGGCTGCCGTTGTTCCGTGAGCGAAACCTGCGGCGGAAGCACCAATACCAAGCACCGCTCCTCCTGCAAGTTCTGTGGTCTTCAACATGTTTTTGATTTTCACACCAGCGGTGCAGGCATATGCAGGAAGCGTGCCGCTATTGTTGTCAACCTTGAGCGTGCCTGTGGTGATTCCACCGGGAAGTGCGATGCTGTTGATATTGATTGATTCAAGAGTCACTCCCAGATCAACTCCACCGTGATTCAAAACACCAAATGTCACGCCAGCATTCACACTACCGATACCAACAGTGCCACCAAGAAGACGATCGATTGTTCCACCAGTGATTGAAACTTCACCAACATTGATTGTCCCTGAAACCGGGATCGCCTGACCGTTGGTTCCACCTCCAACGGGAATCGTTGTCCAATTTGATTTCAAACCATACACTTGCACAGGCAGTGCATTTGTAGATGTGATGGGTGAGGTGGCATCAAGACCACCAATATCTAGTTTTACATACTGGACATGACCCGTTCCGCTGATATAATCTGTGTGAACGACGGGACCACCGGAACCAAGGTTGAGTGTAATATTGTCTGATGCTGTTGACATATGAATCTCCGTTTGTAATATGTATAAGGAACTAACATGTTTGATGAAATTGAAAAAACATTCTGCTCTAAAGTTGAAGATCGAGTCGTGAAAACTCGCTGTGGTTACATGGATGCCATAAGTGAACTTTGCGAGGAACTGGATCTGGAACCCGAATTAGTTGCTAAATACCTTAGCAAGCCAATCATTGAAAAAATCAAAGTCGAGGCTCAATCGATAAATTTGCTACCGAGAGGCCCTCAACTTTTTTCAGAAGAAGGTGCTTGACATCGTGTCAAGTGACACTACACTACATCAGTCTAAACAAAACAGACGAAACAAAACAGACGAAACAAAAGGAGAAATTATGTCGTTTGAACAATTGAAACAACGTAGTCAAAACAAAGATGCTCTCATCGAGAAACTGTCCTCTCTCGACAGCAGCAAAGAAAAGAAGTCATACAAGGACGAACGCTTCTGGCGACCAACAGTGGATGATTCAGGCACGGCTTCGGCAATCATTCGCTTCCTTCCTGAATGTGAAAATGAGGAAGACGCTGCCGTGCTTTACTACTCTCACGCTTTC